TCAACCCATGCAAAGCACCGTTAGAACCTCCACCACCTACTGTTCCCGATATATCATACGAGTCACATCCGAATGCCCCTATATGTTCGTTAACAGGAAAATACATCCCGTGTTTTTGTATTTTTTTATTAGTTAATATTTTTTTAGGAGTCCACGTTATTTTAAATCTTCCCCTAGAATCTGGTGTCCAAATTACCTCTGAATCTTTTTGTCCATCTTTCCAGTAAAACCTTCCTCTTGTTACGTGATGCTCCATAATAAGAGAGTCATTATAATCTATTTGACTGTATATCTTAGTTAAATTAAACAGCGATGACTGACTCTCATCTCTAAATGCGTGAGACTCAGTTCTAGGAAACTGTCTATAATATTCATTAAGTGCATCTGCATCTTTTTTTAAAGACTCTACTTCGGCTTCCCAATAATCTATCGCTCCCACGGTAATCATTTCATCATCAACCCCTAATACCGGTTTCTCAGGAGTTCTAAAAACAGGCATTCCATGTTTATCTATAAAACCTTCCATGTTCCATTCCATAGGAATAAACAAAGAATATAAACCGCTTTTAGTTTGTCCATTTGCATTTCGGTTAGCTATATTAGAATCTTCAAATAGTTTCTTAAAGTTATCACCACCCTTACTTAGCGCATTAGAGGTAGAGCCCATCATACATTTTCCAATTATTTTACTTCCTAATCTCAAACAAGTTTTAGTTACCCTCCAGTTGTTTTGAATGTTGTTAGGTTTTATCCATTTACCAGATTCATCGTGAACTAATAATAATAACTTCTCTCCATCATAAGAGTTGTCGTCAGTATTTTTCCAGTCAATAGTGGTATCTAGCCCTGTTAATTCTTCGTCTACTTCATCATACATATTTTTTTTAGTAATCTTAGAAGCTGGAACTCTAAACGCTAGTTCTGTTTTAGGTTTATCCATCCCGTCCTGAATAGGTTTGAAAAAGAAAGGAAGCCTATTAGCTATTGGTACAACCTTGTCTGTAAACATTTTTTTTGCATCCGCTCCTGTTTTAGATAAAATACCTACTCTTGAATCTCTAACTAATGTTCCTGTGTTTATACATTCAGAAGACCCCATAAAAGAAAATCCAGAACGTCTTATTTTTAAATAGTCTAAACCAAAACATCTTTTGTCAGCTTTACACGCTTCCCAATAAATAAAAAATATTCTATTAGCTTCTCTAAAATCAGGATATCCAACATCAATACTTGTCCACTGCAAATACATATAATGAGAACCTGTTATATAGGTAGGTTTGCCATTATTATAAAACCAAAAACCAAACTCTCTTTTATCAAACTCTGCCTCTATATAATCCACCCATTTAGATTTAAACTGAGGAGGGTGTTCGTTCCACTGAAATATAGAATTAATTCTACTAAGCTCTCTTGGAAGCTCATCTCTTTCCCAGTATTGTTTTTCTTTTTTATCTGAACGTTTATAAGCATCTTTTGGCGTAGGGGGTAATCCAATCGCTAATCCATTAACATTTATTATCTCTCCTACTTGTCCACTTTTAGAGATTACTACAAAATCATATTTTTCGTTATACCCATATAGCCAAGTGCGAGCTCGATTCTTTTTAGTAAAAACAGCTTTAGGCACATAATCTTTAATTACGTGATATAAATTATTTTGAGCGTCTTTCTGCAAATCCTTGTTTTGTATTAGTTTTTTCTATTTTATCTCCTGACTCTAAAACCTCTTCTTCTGCATCTATCTTATTAAGTATATCAAAAGCATCAAATATAGCCAGCTTCTTTGTGGCTGCTGCATTTTTTAATCTATCAGCTGCCAGCTCATCTTCTGGGTCAGGTTTTATTATATCTTCTTTAGCTACTTTAATTAACTGCTCTACAGCTCTTCGACCTGCTTGTATAATACTTTTTTTTAATTCTTCTGAGTTCATAATTTTAATGTTATTTGATGGTCATACATACGATATAATTTTTCATCATCTACAGTAAACTCATACTCACTGTCGGGTTTGAAGCAAATTCTATCTCCCTTTTCAACTCCTTTAGAAGATAAGTATTTATTAGGGTATTTCATAATCCCTATCAAAGGTTCTTCTGTTCCTAGCTTAGATACAAAAGATTCTTCTTTAGGTATAGGTTTTACAAAACAATACCTATCATGACAATACCACTCACCTTTGTGCTTATACATAAAGAACTGGTCGTTTTCAATAAAAAATAAATTGTCTTTAAAAAAACTCTTTCCGCTTTTTTGTCTTCCCTTCATGTCGTTGTAAAACTTAAACACGTTATGATGAACCAAAAGAATATCTCCTTTTTCTATTTGTCCGTTATATCCTATTGGAGTTGCTACCACTTCTGCTTCTCTGTTAGAAGCTTTATGGTTTTCTTCTGAGGTGCTGGTTATAATTTCCATTCCTTCTATGGTCTTAGTATTTTTATAACGCTTATCATCTACAGGTTTAACGATAAAATAAAAAGGTGACTTCATTAAAAATTTATATTATATTCTATTGAGACTGGCATATTTGAATTAAATTCTTTCCATAATAGTATTTCATCATTTTGCTGTATCCATATTTTTACACTATTAGACTGCTGTACATACTGAATAAGATGAATAGTGTATTTCCCTCCTAATACTTCTTGCCCTACTATGTAGTGCATAGCATCCGACTTATAGTTAGAGCCTATAGAGATTTTTCTTATATCCATTGTATTAGATTAAATTTAACTACAAAGATATAAATTATTTATCTGCCTTGACCTTTGTATCTTTTAAGATAATTTTTAGAAGATTTAAGTTTAGAAGATTTGGTTTTAGCATGAACACCCGGTCTTCTTTTTTTAGGCTTTTCTAAATAAACAAAAAGAATATTTCTTCTAGCCATTATTTTTGTTGAATAGTCTTAAACTTCTCCGCTCCCCTCGAACCGAAGTATGCTACATAGACGGTAATAAGCAAGCTTTTTAGCAAATCAACCCACCCACTATCTACATCAAACTCTAAACCGGTGCTATCAATAAAGATTAGTAAGACCATAGATATAGTTAAGAATATTAACGCCATTGGACGAGTGTTCTTGGACATCCAAGAATCCGACTTCATGTCGCTTGCCCATCTTTTAGAAACTTCCTGCATCTCTACAGTATCTTGTTCTAAAAGCTTGAGAGCTTTCTCCTTGTCCTCCGGCGGGAGCTCAGGGTCTTTTTTAATGAGGTTTTTAACAACTCCCATTATCCCTCTGTCTGGCAATACATCTCCCATATTGGAAATGATTCCAGAACCTGCTCCTAATAAAAATTTACCTACCGCTGTGTCTTTTAACTTTTTCTTTTCTTTACCCATTTGATTTTTTTTGTTTTTCTTCCGGCTGCTTGCTTGTACCCATTAAGCACATAGCGCCTAGCCATTTTCTCTATTCTTTTTAAACCCATACATTAAATTTGCTCGTAGTGTGTTTTGCCGTTTTTCTTATACGCTTTTAAACACCTACCCCTGTTTTCGTTGTTATTGACATAAGAGACATGCACCCAATCAGGGTTTTTCTTGTCACCAAACTCCCATATCAACTGGTCAAAGTTAAGGTTATTCTTTATATAGTCAAACATTTGTGCGTTAGTTTTATGCCCATACGTGTCATCTATATCTATAGCTTTTCCTTGACAATGCTGTGAACGCTCACTTCCTCCTATAGCAGAATTTAATTCTTTACATCTAAAAAATGAATTTATTTTAATTGGGCCTCCTACCCATTCTCTTAATGGTTCAAAGATTGCTTGAGCAATAGTTCTCATATTTCCAAGCTCATAAGCATCAGGATTGTTGTCTATGTTTAATCGTAAAGCAGTGTTGGATTTTATCCCTTCTTTAAATGATATGTGTTCACTTATTTTTTCCATTTTCCAGTAGTTGCCAAATTTTGATTACTGTATAGATTAAGGTGGCTATAATTAATAAGCCTTGTAGAACCTGATTTATTTCTGACACACTTATCACGTAAACAATAACTCCCAGAAATGTAGGTTCAAAATCTGACATTATTCTTCAGTTGTTATTTCGTCCCAACTCTGAGTGTCCTCGTTCCACGCATATTTTTTATCATCCTCGGGTTTTGATATAGGCGCTTGCCAATCATGGTTCTCATCTAAAGACCAGCTTGGATAAGGTTGAGGTGAAATAAAAACATCATTAACATCATCATAACTAAATCCAATTCCGGCAAATTGTTTTCTCATATTATTGTTATATGAGGTTTGTATCCAATTTGGATGACCAAATAAAGTAGAACAAAATTCTACTCCTTTAGCTTCGCTTTCTGTTTCACCATCAAGTAGCTCGTTATTGTGTATAACTACTACTTTAGTTACTATGTTATTCTCGTCAAGTTCTGCAAAATGTGCCATAATTTATATTTTAACTGTGGACATACGTTCCACTACCTGTGTATGTTAATATTGTTTCACTTCCGCTTGTTGTTACTGTTGGCGAACCTGTAACACTTCCTGAATAATCAGAGGTGTTCATTCTTAGTATTATTACTCCAGAACCTCCAGAACCACTTGTGTACGTTCCCGCATCTCCTGAAGCTCCTCCACCTCCACCGGTGTTTGTAACTCCAGCTATACCACTGCCATTATAAGGCCCTCCTTGACCACCACCACCTGAACCAGCAGCTCCTCCACCTCCTGTATATCCTGAACCAGTTCCTCCTGTTCCTCCACCTCCTCCAGCGTAAGCAGTAGATGTGGCGTCAATAGCAACCATTAAACCAGCTCCTCCACCTCCGGGGTAAGGCCCGCTTCCGTCTACAGCTACACCTACAGAGCCAGCTCCTCCACCACCACCACCTAAGTATGGGTGAGTTGCCGCCATTCCATCTCCTCCTGCAAAACCTTCATTGGCTGTTCCCGCTGCGGCAGTTGGGCCTCCTGTTCCTGAACCACTACCACCACCTGAACCACCAGTAGATGGGGCAATATTATTAGAACCTCCACCACCACCACCAACTGTATTCACAGTAGCGCCTCCAGCTATTGTAGAGGCTGAACCAGCATTACCAGGGTCTTGATAATTTGTTGTATTGTCGACTAAAGCTCCACCAGCTCCAACAGTTATTGTATATGTTCCAGCTGCTAATGTAATAGCAGTTTCAGCACTAGCGCCTCCACCTGAAGTGTTACCGTAAGATGTTCTCAGTCCACCAGCTCCTCCACCTCCACCGTTAGAACCACCAGATGCTCCACCAGCTACTACTAAATATTCCATTTCTCCAGACGCAACAGCTGGCTGCGCTGGGTTTTCTTTAAAAGCAAAATATATATATTCATTTCCAGCTACATTATCTCCTATTGCTACTCCTCCTGCCGTTATTTCCCATCCTGTTGACGTTATGGTCATACCCGGCGCATTTGATGTATTATTACCATCCTGATTATTAGGCTCTAAATATCCTCCCGCAGTAATTCCTCTTGCTGTATCATATAACCTCCAGTTATCAGCGCCTACTGTAGATTTTATAAGCACGAAGTTAGGCGCAAATCCTGTTGTAACAGCTTGTCCTGTAAGCCCATCTCCAACATAACTTCCAAAATGACTATAACCTGCAATACTTTTAAAA